TGTGGTGCTGTTTATTCCGATACAGGGGAAACATTAGAATTTGACATTAATAACCGCTATAAGGTGTTAAGAGAAGTCATCGATGAAACACAGCAAAAGATATTAATATTTGTTCCATTTAAACATACTATCCAAATATTATCGCAACAACTACAACAAGATGGATTTACAACCGAGATTATTAATGGAGAAGTTTCGGCAAATAAACGTGCAGAAATATTTAAACAATTTCAAGAAACACCTAACCCACGTATATTAATTATTCAACCACAAGCGGCATCACATGGAGTTACTTTGACTGCTGCAGATACAGTTGTTTGGTGGGGACCGACCCCAAGTTTAGAAACATATGCACAAGCTAATGCTCGTGTGCATCGTGCAGGACAAAGGCATCCTGTGACAATCGTAAGATTACAAGGTTCAAATGCGGAGAGGCATTTATATAAAATGCTTGACACACGAATTACTGACCATACAAAGTTAGTTGACCTTTACAAGAATTTGCTTGACTAAGATAAAGTTTGATAGTATAGTTTATACATAACTATAAGGAGAATGGTAATGGAGAATGATGTATCTTTGGAACAACTTACTCGTGTTTATATAAAAATGCGAGACAAAAAAGCCGAACTCAGCCAAGAATTAGAAGCAAGGTTATCTGAGCTTGACGATAAAATGAAAAAAGTCAAGACAGGAATCCTAGACCATATGAAAGAAATTGGTGCGGAAAGTTTAAAAACTGAAGCAGGCACTGTATATCGTACAGTTCGTACAACATATTCAACAAATGATTGGGATTCTATGAACAAGTTTATTCTTGAGCATAGCGTGCCGGAAATATTAGAGAAGCGTATTCATCAAACTAATATGAAGGCATTTTTAGAAGAACACCCTGATGTGCTTCCGCCGGGGCTTAATGCAAACATGGAGTATTCTGTGACAATTAAAAGGAGCAAAAATGGCTGAAGAACTATTTGTACCAATTGAAGATGTAGCTAAACATTTTTCAGTATCTATATCTACAGTTCGCACATGGATTCGTTCAGACTTAATCCCTGCACTAAAACTTGGCGGTGTATATCGATTTAAGATTAGTGAAGTGGAAGCAGCTTTACGTAAACTAAGCAACAGTGGATTACTTGAAGAAATTAGTAGCACTTCAGAAGGTGTAGAAAATACACCCGATGTAGAAGTATATAACCCAAATGAAGATTTATAAGGAGAATGGATATGAGTGATTTAGCTTTATTTTCAAACAATGAATTACCTGCATATTTAAAAAATGCAGCTTTAGATGATGTAACTAGCGCACTAGCTGGGGAATCATTAGGCTCACGCCGAATCAGTATTAAAGGTGGTGTTTTCCGTGAAATGATTGGTGGTAAAGAATACCGTGTATCAGAAGAACGTTCTATGAATGTTGTCATTGTGAAAGCAGCACCAAAAGTTTCACGTATCTACTATGCCGGAAGTTACTCGGAAGGAGAAACTGTGTCCCCAACTTGCTGGTCATCCGATAGTCAACGCCCAGATGAAAAGGTCAAAGATAAACAAGCAGCTACCTGTTTAGTTTGTGCTAAAAACATCAAAGGCTCTGGACAAGGTGATAGCCGTGCTTGTCGTTACCAACAACGTCTTGCTGTAGTGGTAGACGGAGAGATTAATAAACAGGAAGTATACCAACTTGTACTACCCCCTACTTCTGTTTTCGGTGATGGCGAAAAAGGTAAACTACCTCTACAAGCATATGCTCGTCATTTGAAAAATAATGGTGTGCCTATCACAGGTGTTGTCACTGAGATGAGGTTTGATACAGCAAGCCCTACACCTAAGTTAATATTTAAACCACTTAGGGCTTTAACTGAAGAAGAATATAATACAGTGCAACATCTCAAAGATTCTTCAGAAGCTATCAGTGCAATTACATTAACAGTGGCACAAACTGACAATGTAAAAGAGACCAAACAACCGGTACTTACTGCACCAGCTGCGTCAGAAGAAGTTATTGATGAACCCAAGAAAGCTGAACCAAAGAAAGCACCAGTAGCCAACGAGCCTAAATTAGAGGACTTAGTTGGTGAATGGGATGATATTTGATTAACAGTATGGGGTGTTAACTCACCCCATCTTTCTTAGGGTGGCTATGAATAACTTAGACTTTTTACGTCAAGTTCTTGGCGATGAGGGCTTCTATTGTATTGTGGGATTAAAAAAAGATTCTGATAAACCTATTCAGAAATTCTTTCCTACATTAGAAGACGCCCTTGTTGTTGCTGAGAATATAAAGAAAGACGGCTACGATGCGTACTATGCACTAGCTACTTTCGAAGATGGCAAATCTCGTAAAACAAATAATGTTAAACAATTAAGGTCATTGTTTTTAGATTTAGATTGCGGTACGGGAAAAGCGTATGACACGCAACAAGAAGCGATTGAAGCTTTAAAGAATTTCTGTAAGGTAAGTAGAATGCCGAAACCAACAGTTGTTAATTCTGGCGGTGGGGTGCATGTATACTGGCCTTTAGAAAAACCTATTACCAGAGAAGAATGGTTACCTTTGGCTGAAAAGCTAAAGAGTATGTGTGATGACTTTGATTTACATGCAGACCCTGTAGTGACTGCGGACTCTGTTCGCATATTAAGAGTACCCGGTACTTTTAACTATAAAGAACTTACTCCAAGACCTGTTGAAATCGTAGGGCCTCCAGGCATCATCAACGTATACGAAATAATCAAAGATATTATTGGTGAACCCATTCTTACTAAACCTGCGTATATACCACGCGGTGAAATGGATGAAGCAACTAAAGCAATTTTAGGAAGCTATACCAATAGATTTAAAACGATTATGTTAAAGACAGTCAAAGGTGATGGCTGTCAGCAATTAAAGTATATAATAGAACATCAAGCAACCATGTCAGAACCGATGTGGAGAGCAGGGCTTTCTATTGCCAAATTTTGTATTGATGCTGATAAAGCAATTGAAAAGATTTCTAATGGGCACCCCGGATATAGCCCAGAATTTGCCGATAAAAAAGTACGAGGTATTAAAGGTGGTCCTTATACTTGTTTAAAATTTGAAGAATATAATCCTAAAGGTTGTGATGGATGTTCACATAAAGGGTCTATCAAATCCCCGATTGTTCTCGGCCGTGAAGTACAAGAAGCAAACGAAGCTGATAATATTGTAGAAGATGTACCAGAGAATGTAGACCAAGGTCATACACAAACTTATGTAATACCTAAATATCCCGAACCTTATTTTAGAGGCAAGAATGGTGGCGTATTTAAACGAGTCATCAAACAAGAAGATGAGATAGAAGTACTTGTATATCACAATGATTTATATGTAACACGTCGATTAAGTGATACCGATGTAGGTGAAGCAGTAGTTATAAGACTACACTTACCCAAAGATGGTGTACGGGAATTTACAATACCTTTAACTGCAGTAACATCTAAAGATGAGATAAGAAAACATATGGCATTTTACGGAGTTGCCGTAACTAAAACAGAAGAAATTATGCAGTACATAACAACATGGATAAATAAAATGCAATATACAAATAAGACAGACACGGCACACAGACAGTTTGGTTGGGCTGATGATAAGTTTGAATCATTTATCTTAGGTAATAAAGAAATACGTGCAGATAGAGTAGACCATAACCCTCCATCGGCAGCAACAACACAACTTATGGCTGCTTTTAATACAAAAGGTACTCTAGCAGGTTGGCATGAATGCATGAACTTTTATAAAAAATCGGGTATGGAACTACATCAATTTATTATAGGGTTAAGTTTCGGCTCTATCTTTACTAAGTTTACTCCTGTGAATGGCGCAGTACTTCATGTATTTAGTAAAGATTCTGGTATTGGTAAAACAACGGCTATGTTAGCAGGGGCTAGTATATGGGGTAACCCTATGCAGTTAGTGCTTAAAGAAGTAGACACAATGGCAACTAAAATGAATCGTGCCGAAATCTACCACAATGTACCTTTATTTATTGATGAAGTAACTAACTCATCACCAACTGAACTAAGTAACTTCTTATACCAAGTACCATCAGGTAGTCAAAGAAATCGTATGACAGGCTCATCTAACCAAGAACGTACTCGTGGTGAACCATGGAATTTAACTTGTGTGACTACAGGTAATACATCTATCATGGAAAAGATTAGTATATTAAAAGCTCTTCCTAAAGGTGAATCTATGCGTATTTTAGAAGTACGTGCGCATCCAGTATTAGGATTAGAAAAAGAATTTACTGATGTATTAAGTGAAAAGATTATAGGTAACTATGGTCATGCGTCTATACCATATCTACAATTTGTAATGAATAATTTAGAGTCTATTAAATCTCTTTACAAAACAACTCAATTGAAGTTGGATAAAATGTGTGGGTTTACTCCATCAGACCGATTCCATTCCGTTATAGTAGCAGATGGTATTATGGGATTGATGATTGCTAAACGTGCAAAATTAATTGATTTCGACATTGCTGCAGTTGTCAAGTGGATTGTAGCAGTAACGGCAGATGTAAAAGAAAAATCTGAAGCTATGGATGTTGATGCCGAATCAATCTTATCTAGATTCTTAGCTGAAAACTATAACAATATTTTACGTATTAAGAGTACAGATGATGCACGTAGTAGTGGTAATAAGATTGACTTAGACCATTTGATTATCCCAGATGCTACACCTCGCATGTCCTTTATGGTGCGGTATGAATACGATGAACAGATGATGTATATTTATCAAGCACCTTTAAAAGATTGGTGTGTCAAGCATCAAATTAACTATGAAGGATTAGTTGATTCTTTAAAACGTGGTCGAACTAAAGCTATAGTAGATAAGAAACGCATGGGTAAAGGTACTCGCATGAGTCTACCTTCTGTTGATGTACTATGGATTAATTGTAAGGATTGGTTAAATGAAGAAGAAATCGTTGCCACAGCAGAACACAAAGCCGCGCTCGAAGGTGATGAGGCTGGGACAATTGTGCCCTGATGGAGTAGTTATAAATGTCAATTGGGATAAGTTTGAAATAGGTTCTTCAGTATTTATCCCTGCCATCAACATTGCCGAACTTGAAAAACAGGTCAAAAATGTGGCAATTAAGATGAATTTTGATATAAAAAGTGCAGAAAGAATAGAAAATAGTAAATTAGGTATGCGCTTTTGGAGGATTTTGTGATATATTATGAGGGCAACATTCCATTCTCCAATGCGTTGCAATCTCCTAGGGGTTTCTATAAAAAGAGGCCCCTTTTTTATTCGTACTCAGCTGCGTCTGCTTTAAGTTCTTTTAGCATCTTTTTAGAATAACGTACACCATTAACCATCTCTTTAGTAGCACGGTCAAATTGTTTCTTAGATTTTTCTAAATCAGCTGTAATAGTACCTGCATTAACACCCAGCCCAGGGTGCTTCTCACCTAATTCAATAAGTTTATCTCGAGCTTCAATCATGCCATCAAAGTCTCCAACAGTACGAGCTACGTTCCATTTATTACGTAACTTACTTGCCTTTTGATTAATGAATTTGTCAACACCTTTTTCACGAGCATTGATTTCAATTTGCTTAGTATAATCGGCAGGGGCAAAACCAAATGCTTGAGCACCAATATTCCATGCATGAACATCACCTGTAATTGGGTCACCCCGTAAAGTAGTTGTACCTTCTATAGCATATCGAGGTGCTTTTAAAAATAAGTTAGACATAGCTGAGGGTAATAAATCTTCTAGCCCACGTTCAAGATGACCTTCATTTATCTTACTGTAACCTCTTGCAATACGTTGACCTACACCATAAACAGGACCACCAATAACTTGTGCCATTTGTTCACCAAATGTAGATGCACCAGAACCACCTTTAGTATCTCGTATAATTAAATCGTTTAATGATATACGACTTGCAATAGATAAGTTAGTCATGTATTCAACTGGGCCTTTATACATAAATTCGCCCATATACTTACGTGTAGCTGTATCTAAATCATCATCGTCATCATCATTAAATAATCCATAAAGCATAGACATCATACCAAAGAACGGAACGCCACCTACACCTGCCATAAGAGTAGACATACCCATAATGCCACCTAACTGTTTCCATGCTGCTTTACGTTCTTGTGGAGTTAACGTTTTATCAAAAGCTTCTTTAGCTGTTTTCATCATCATATAGTACATAGAAATACCATAGCGTTTATACATAAAGAACATTTTACCAAGCGCATGTTGAGCTATACGAGGCGCTGCAGCTGCAGAGATACCACCGTTAGTAAGTTCAGTAATGTATATAGCTTTATTAGCGGCTTGATTTTCAGCTTCTATTTGAGTTATTTTGCCTGCTCTAACATCACTAGCTAGTTTTTGCATTTCTAAATCATAAGCTGCAATCATAGAAACTTCACGGTTCATACGTTCACCTTGATGCATAACCCAACCAGATGCAGCATTAAATTTATTTAAAAATCCTGCACGAGTATCTGCATCTAAAACTTCATATAACTGAGAACGGTTTAATTGCCCTAATCTATTACCTACTTCAATAAGAGTTTTATATTTTTTACCTATTTCTGAATCAGGTGCGTAGTTAGCAATAGATTGCATTACAGTCATTTTTGTTTTACGACCAGCACCACCAAGAACTTCCATATCAGCAGTTCTACCAGAACCCATGAATACTTTAGTAGCATTACCAATTGCTTTAGATACAGACGCATCACCGTATTTACCTTTAAGATAAGGAGCTACAATCATAGGAATATTAGCAGCGTTGACAACAGCTGAAGAAATATTAAACCCTAATGTGTAAGCAAACGCGGCCGAATTTAATATGCCACCTAGGTCATTTGGTTTAGGATTAAGTACGTAACCTAAATGTTTTTCAAACTCTTGTAAGTATGATTTTTCTAATTGATTATCACGTGCAGGAGTAGTGTCTGTACCCTTACCTACAATAATAGTTTGTTCACGCATTTTATCTACAACAGAAGTAAGTTTTGGGTTATATGTCATATTAGCAATTTGATGAGACATACCACGCATTTTACGTTCAAATACACCAATAGTATCTTCCATATAGCCTTGTACGTTTTTACGTTTCATGAATGCTTTAGCTGCATTTGTTTCAGGTAACATAGTTACAAATAAACGCATCATTTCATCAATAGCTTTAGGGTCAACCTTATTAGTTTCCATAATGCCAAGAACACTATTTACAAAAGAACCAGATGGTGCACGTCTATAGTTAACATCTGATATTTGAGAATAAGCTTCTACTTCATCTACACCTGATTGACCTCTTAATTCTTCCATACGAATTTTACGCTCGTAGTCAGTTTTAAATGCCTCTTGTGCACGGTCAGGTTCACCATTTTTATTAATAAAATTGTATCCTAACCAATAGCTACCTTCACGACCTAATGCAAAGTATGGTTCAATAAGCCCTTTTTTAGAAAGCTTATCCATAATTTCTCTTTTCATTGATTCTTTAGTTGTACCATCTAAATTAGTTTCGTCAATGCGAGAACGAATAGCGCCTTTTAATTCTTCAAACATTTGCTTATATGCATCGCGCATAGTGCTATATAATTTTTTCCATTGAGGTGATAACTTATTATAGTTAGCTTTAAGTTCTTTATATTTAGCAATGTCTTCTGCAGATGTATAATCAGATTCATTTTTAGTTACATCTACTTCATGTACAGTACTATCATTAACAAGTTTATTAAATGCATCGTGTTGGTCTGGTCGTGTTTTAATAGCATCTTTAGCTTCACTTACAACTGCGTCAATACCTCTTGACAATTTATTTCTATATCCATCACGTTCATGAATAATAGAATTAAATCTCATACCCAAACCTTTAAATACAGTATCGGCAACTTCACCAAGCGCATGCATAGGAAGTAAAGCTAAAACTCCAGTCTTAACTAAACTACTACCTTGTTTTATACCTTCGCTTAAAGCAGCTTTTTGACTTTCACCTAAGAATGGAGCAGAACTAATAAGTTTATCTACACCTGTAAAAATTGCAGGGCTCTTTGCATTTACCGGCGCGTGTAATGCGCCACTATTGCGATAATCTGGTGCTGGTGATATGAGAGCATCAATAATACGGTCAACTTCATCTAAAGCCGATTCTAGCGGTTTAGAGGGCATACCGACTAATCTGCGTAAGAAATTAGTAATTGCACGGCTAAATTTATCCCAAGCACTAATTGCTTTACCTTGAGGATTAATACCTTGTAACTTTGCTCTAAATTCTGAATTTGCCAAGGCTTCAGCTGCAAACTCTTGTACATTTTCTGCACCGTATGCAGTATCTAATGTATCTTTAACATCATCAAATATTTGTTTTAATTGTCTAGCTAATTGACTATCAGGATTATCTAGCTCATGAGAAATAACAGAGTGACCTACTTCATGTAATAGCACATGGGTATTCATACCTTGGTCTGCATCTAAATAAATAGTATTATTACGTGGGTCGTAATACCCCGGAACTTTCTTACCTTCAATACTAACTAGATTCGGCTCAACTCTAACTTTTGTATTAGACGCAATTTGAGAAAAACGATTTGCAGTTTTTGCAATAAAGGTATTTTCATTAGCAGTTAAATAACTAAGTGCTGTTTTTAAATCACCTTGTTGTAATGCTTGAACAATACGAGGATGTAGTACTTGTGATAGATTAGATATAGCATCTTTAACAATGTCAAACACTTTTACCTTTTGACCCATAATTCTTTCATAATGAAAAGGTTTTTGCTTTTCTTTACCTTCTTTTGCCCGTGCTACTTCTTTTGCTTGTTCTTCAATATATTTAAGAATAGTTGGGTCTCTATCTAAACGACTTTCTCTTATACCCTCGATAGCTTCTTGCATTCTTTTAATAAAATCTTTTTGACTTGTTTCAGATGCAGCTCTTTTATATTTACTAAGAATCTCATTAAATAATATTTGTGTTTCTTTACTTAAATTAGTGTAAACCCATCTAGAAGCAAGCGCAGCATTCTTACCATTAAGTCCTTCAAAGAAGCGTGCTTCATTAGTTGTTTCAGTACTAGGTTTAAATACAGGAGTATCAAAAGCTAAGTCGTATCCAATATTAATTAGATTGTCAACAAGTCTTTTCATTTTACCAAAGTATATTTTAGCAGCACGGCCTTCATCTGTTTTTTGTTCATTTTGTAATAAATCAAAACGAACTTTTAATTGGTCATCTAAACTAGTAATATCATTACCATAGAATGATGAGTATGATATATAAGGATTAAATGGTTTTGCTGGAATAGTATACATTTGTTGCCATTCTTGAGTACCTTCAATTTCTTCTTGAAGTACTTTACGAGGCTTTTGTTTTTCTTTTGTAATGCCTTCTTTATCTGCTTCAGTTAATTCTTGCCCTACTTCTGTTTGTGCAGGTACCCCAGCAGCTATTTGTTCTGGTGGTATTGAAGGTGTAAAGGTAGCTTGTTGTCCTACATTAATAGGTGCTTGACCTACGGATGCTGTTAGTGCACCTGACTGTGATTCTTCTCCTGTTGTAATTGCAGAAACAAGTCTTCCAGTATTATCCACTGATATTCCTTGAGATTTTCCAAGCCCTTGGGTAACTCCAGATTTTGCGGGTCCGTTAGAAACTTCATCCCCTGTTCTATCTGCTGCACCGACAGCGTTAATTCTTTCTCCATATTGAACCCCTTCATTTATTATATTATTTAATGCAGTTTTTAATTCTGGGGTAAAGTTTTTATTTTTAAGAGCTTCTTGTAAAACTTCTTTAGCTGCAACTATATCTGTTGATTTTGATAAATCTTTATCAACAAGTCGTTTAAATATCCCAGCATTTTCTTTTAATCCTAATGCTTTTAATTTATCTGCATCTATAATATGCGTTGTTTCCGGCGTAGTTACTTCAGGTGTAGTAGCTGCTTTTATATTTTCTACAGTTGCATTTTGTACTGGTGTTGAATTTAAATCACCTTTACGAATATTTTCAGTTGTTGCTTGTTTATTTTTTAATTGTATATCTTGTTGTTGCTGTTGTTGTTGCAACAAATTAAGAAGTTGTTGTTCTTGTGTACTAAGACCAAACTGTGCTTGTTCACCAGCTTGAATAGGTGCTTCACCAACTGTTGCTGTAGGAATAGGTAATTCAAATTGTGTTTGTGGTCCACCTTGTATAGGAGGTTCTCCTACTGTAGCTGAGGGTTCTGCACCACCTTGTTGTTCAGCAAGTTGTGTAGGATATAATAATTGTTGATTTGATTGTATTTGTTGTTGGCGTTGTTGCGTATCAATAGCAGTTTGTCTAGCTTGTTTACTACGATTAGCTTCAAATGCAGCGCCAGGTGCACCAAATAAAGAACCACCTAATGCGCCTCTTAATGACGCATCAAGAATACTATCAATACTATGTTGTGAGAATACAGTATCTTTAGCACCTGCTAATTGAGACCCGTAATTTTGTAATGCCTGTTGTGCGCCTTCAGTTAAACCTTCTGCTCCAGCATTCTTAAGAACTTCTTTGCCGAATTCTCTTTTCCATGTAAGAGGAACTAATTCAGATTTTTGTAGTAATTCATTAGCTACAATTTGTTTACCTGCAGGACTAATTTGTCTGAGAAATCTTTCAGGTGTAATAACATCAAGTGCTGCAACAAGTGGACCTACAGTAAGTGCTAGTCCCGGCTCTAGTGAACCTGTCTCTTGATAGATTTGATTAAATGTATCAGGTACGTTCATAGATAAAGAAGAACCCCATAGTCCTGTCTTTAAGCCAACATCTGCACCATGTTCTAATGCTTGCTTCTGTAATATACCTTCAGTAGCACGGTCTTTATATCTTTTAAGAAGTATATCTGCTTCAGCTTTTGGTAAATTTTGCGTAGCAACATGTTCTTCTAACGCTCTTTCTAAACCTTTCTTAGCTGCATATTTACCTGCTGTAGAACCAACACCTGCACCAAGTGCAAATGAAATCATATCAGGTGCTAGCTGACCAAAGTTTTCTGCGCCGTAGTCAAACGCTTGACCGACGCTATTAATATCTTTATACGATTGATAAGCTGTAGGATATTGTTGTTCAACGTCTGCCATACGTTGTTTATATTCTTCCATTTGACCTTTGGCATATTCATCGTTGCCGAAAGTAGAAGCAGCTAATGCTGGTATTAAATCAAGTGCAGTGCCTTTAAGACTTTCAGTACTTCTTGCAAAACCACCTTTAATAAGTTCCCCCATGGGTAAATCTTTAGGGTCAAGTATAGGCTGAGATGCTTTAGCCTGCATTTCTTCAGCTTGGCGCATGATTTCATCACGAGATAAGTTATTGGGAAATTGGACATCTCCAACACCCGGTATGGTCACACGAGGCATTGTTGCTCCTTAAGGTAATTCGTTTGAGCTTGCAGTAGGGTATTGTTTAGCGCCATAAGCTCTCATTGTACCTAATCTACTGTTTGCATAAGCAGCTGCTTTTTCATTAAACTGTTCCATAGCTCTTTGATATGAACCAGATTTAGGGTCAGTCTTAACAAGTGCTGTTTGCACATCAAGAGGTAAGCTAGTAAAGAAAGGTGCTGATTTAGGATTAGTTCTATAACCTTCTAATCTATCAAGTTCAGATTGAACCACGTTACCAGGAACACTACCCATACCAGCTGAACCAGAACCAGATGTACGACGGTCATAATATTTAGCTTGTGATTCAAATAATTTTTTATGTGCATCGTAGTAATCACGAGTAACACCAAGTTTAGCAAGCTCCATATCAAGTTCAGAACCTTTAAGACCAAGAGCTACAAGCTGACCAACACGTCTAGTTTTTTCTTCTCTTTCTTTAGATAGTACACCTGAAATACCTGTAGCAAATTCTTCACCTGCAGGTCCAATATTAGCTGCAGCATAGGGAGATGTACCACTCATCATTTTAAATCCTGCTTTTAATGCTTGAGTATAAAGGTCTATTTTTTTATCTTTAGCTCTTTCACCTTCGTCACCAAGAATCATGCTCTTAAGGTCTTCACGGTCAGTTTTAGCATTCATCATGAGTTTATCTAAATAATCTTCTTTTGTTGCAGTAACATCTACTTGTGGCGTTGTATCTCTAGTAGCTGGTTTGTCATCATGAATAATAGGTTTATCTTTTGTAGCATCTTTAGATATAGCAGGCTCTTGTGTACCTAACATATTAGATTTAGAACCTACTGGACTTGTTTGTGAATATGGGTCAGTGCTACCTGATAACCATGAAGCCCTACGATTTTCTAATGCATCAATCCCTTTATTAAATTCACCATAAGCAGGTGCTGTTACTGGGACTGACTGTCTTTGGCTTCTATAATATTCAAGTGCTGGGTCATATGGCGTTTTAATTCCTGCTGCAGTTACAGATTGCGTTGGCTTACCATAAGCTCTAGCTAAAACATTTTCTTGACCTAATTGACGAGTTTTTCTATATTCTTCTACAGGGTCATAATCTGTAGGTGCAACATAATCACCTTTGGCATAGTGTTCAACATCACCACCATCAGCAAATGCTACAATACCACCACCTGCCATTTGTGCAGGTAGATTACTTTGTGCTGCATCTATACCTTGACTAGGTTCGGCACTAGCTAATGTTTGTGCACCAAGTGATTGCTCAGGTGCAACTTGAGGTGCCTTACTTAATGCTGCCATCATATTAGCTTGTTGACTTACAGATTGTAAATGGTCATTAATACTTTGAACTAACGGAATACCTACATAAGGTTTAACTGCACCATTTTGAATAGACTTAGTTAAGCTACTTAAAATGCTTTGAATCACACTAGGGTCTTTAGCACTTAATGCTGTATCAGCTAATGATTGTGCATGATAATCAATATTTTTTTGAATACTCATAATTAACCTTTACCCATTGCGTTATATAAACCTAATCCGGCAATACCTGCTACCAAGACCAGCTAATTGTGATA